ATTATACAAGTTTTGTATTTTACGGTCAACCAAAAGGTTCGATAAATACTACGATATAGGAATAACAGATGCCAAGACTTAGTAATTACAAATCAACAAAAGCTAACGACTATAAGTTTTTAGACAAGACTATCCACGAGATGTATACTGTGGGCGGAATAGATATCTTTGTACACAAATACTTAGGTCCTAAAGTAGTAGGCGATAGCTCAAGCCGAGAAGGTCACGAAGGCGGAGACGCAACACGTCCAACATATGACGAGTCTGATCCGTTAGCTATAGAAGATTTACTATTCTTAGAAAATAGGGATCGAGAGTATGATGATAGCATCTACGTCATGCGTGGTGTTTATAATGTACAAGACATTGACTTTGATCTTAGCCAATTTGGTTTATTTTTAAATGGCGACACCTTATTCATAACATTCCACTACAATGACATGATTGACTCCTTTGGGCGTAAGCTCATGAACGGTGATGTTATCGAAGTTCCTAATTTAACAGACTATCATCCGCTTGATATGAGCGGACCTAAAGCATTACCTAAGTATTATGTTATACAAGATGCTAGTTTTGCATCAGAAGGATTCTCACAAACATGGATGCCACATTTATGGCGTGTTAAAGCAACACCTCTAACTGCTAGCCAAGAATACGATGACATACTTAACAAGCCAATGGATGCTGATAATCCTGATGCAGGCACATTAGAAGACTTTTTATCAACTAAAAATAAAAACTTAGCAATTAACGATGCAATTGTTCAACAGGCAGAGGTTGAAGTTCCTAAAAGTGGATATGATAATACTGCATTTTATGTTACTGCTACAGTAGCTGGACAGCCAGCAAATCCAGCAGATGTAACTGCAGATGGAGTAAGTGTTCCGGGTGTTACACCTAAGGTTGATGGATACTTAGTTGGTTATAATACAGGGAACGATGTTCCGCCTAACGGCCTACCAGTTACGCCAGGGGTAAGTTTCCCCTCAAACCCCAATACAGGTGCGTATGCACTACGATTGGATTTCTTTCCAAACAGACTATTTAGATATGATGGAGCAAGATGGGTGAAAGTAGAAGATAATGTAAGAACTGAATTAACTCCAGGATCACAGAATACCTCACAACAAAGCTCATTCTTTAACAATGACTCGGTTATTGGTACAAGCGATCGAGGCAACATACCAAGTAGGCAAAGTCTCAGCGATGTACTTAAACCCACCAAGGATAACTAATGGCACTACAATCTTTCTTTTATGATGACCAAATAAGACGTTTCTTATTGCAGTTCACACGAATGTTTTCAAACTTTCAAGTTGAGTATGGCAGAGATGATTCAGGGGCACCAACATTAACTAGAGTACCCGTTAGGTATGGAGATGCTAGTAGACAGGCCGCCACAATTATTGCAGACAATTCAAGAAATAAACTGCCCAACGTGCCAATGATGACCTTTCACATTACTGAGTTAAAATATGCTCGTGAGCGTGTTCAAGAGCCATATCATGTTGATAAAAAATCATTTAAGCAAAGAAATTGGGACGAAAATTCCCAATCATACGAAACTACACAAGGTAACGCATTTACTGTAGAGCGACTGATGCCTGTTCCATATAATATGAGTATACAGTTAGATATATGGACTTCAAACACTACTATGAAGTTGCAACTACTAGAACAATTATTAGCATTGTTTAATCCAAGTATGGAAATACAATCAACAGATAATTATATTGATTGGACATCGTTGTCAGTTGTTGAACTAGGTGATGTTAACTGGAGTTCAAGATCGATCCCTGTTGGCACTGATGATAATATTGATATTGCTACACTAACATTTGAATTGCCTATATGGATAAGTCCTCCAGCTAAAGTTAAAAAACTTGGAGTTGTACATAAGATAGTATCAAGTATCTTTGATGCAAACGGTGATGCAAACGAGGCATTAGTCAATGATGATTTGTTGTTAGGTACTAGACAAAAGATTACACCGTTTGGCTATCAGGTTGTCCTAATAGGTAATCAACTACAATTATTAAGAAGTGAACGTGTTGATTCTGCTGAAGGAACGTTAAACGCATCTGCTACACAAGATGATAATGTACTATGGTCAGCACTTATTGACAACTACGGTGTATTAAGAGACGGTATTACACAAATTAGATTAGAGTCTGACTATGTTGCTACTGAAATTGTAGGCACAGTTGCATTACATCCAACAGATAATAGATTATTATTATTCTCTATAGATACTGATACTATCCCACAAAATACACTAGATGCATTAACTGCTGTCATTGACCCCACTACTAGTGGGCCTGGAGACGGGCTAATTGCGGCCGCAAACGGACAACGTTACTTGTTAACAGAAGATATTGGCGACAGTGAGAATAGTACTCCTGCATCAGCGTGGGGTAGTTTAATTGCATCTGCAAATGATATCATTGAGTACAACGGCACTAACTGGTTTGTAGCATTTAACGCTAGCGAACGTACACCCGATTATTCATCAGACATTACAGACTTTATAACTAACACTACTACTAGCATACAGTATAAATGGACTGGAGCAATGTGGGTTAAGAGTTATCAAGGTCTATACACGGGAGGCGAATGGAGTCTGGTCCTCTAAACGCTATTGGTATTTGGTTTTATTCTAAATCTACCAACCGATACCTTTATCTATTAAGGAATGATCGCAAGAATCCTGGCACTTGGGGACTACCTGGTGGCAAGGTTGAGGGCAAAGAAAATCTATTAGATGCATTAACAAGAGAGTGTGTTGAAGAACTTGGTGAATTCCCCGCAACAGAAAAAATCATTCCTATAGAACAATTTACATCATCAGACAATCGTTTTATATATCACACATTTTTTGGTATAGTCGACGAGGAATTTGTTCCAACATTAAATTCAGAACACTTAGGTTATGCGTGGATTGATAAGAGTAGTATGCCTAAACCGTTACATCCAGGCTTGTGGTCTACGATTAATGTTGATGAGATAAAACAGAAAGTTGAAACAGTAGAACAATCACTTTATACGTCGCAGTAACTGATCCAATCAGGATAATTCATTTCATTAAAGTTTGAACACCATTTCCATTCTTCAGGAGTCTGGTTATCAAACTGGTGTCTTTTAGCACCTGCACTAACTCTAGTGAACTTTGTACCTTTGTATGTGTTCATTAATTCAGTTATTTCTGCTGTAGTTGACTTGTCGTCAATATAGTCATATCCTAAAAGAAATATTTCTTTGTGTCCATCAAAACATGCAATATATGCCGCTAATAGTGGATCACTGCCTAATACTCTATAGGGAACTAGATAAAATTCTCCAGGATATGTTAAACAATTTTTAGTAGATGTGTAACAAACGGTATGGACTGTGTATTCTTTTTCAATGACTTGTTCTAACTGTTCTGTATTGCGAGATATGTAAAAGTTACAAATTATTTCATCACTTACTCGTCCGATACCGTATGACTGTAATCGTAGTTTCCCTAATAAACCACCACTGTGATCTTGAAGTCGATGTATTAAAAATTTTGATCTGGATTCTCCGTCTGCTATACAAACAGCACGACCTGAGATATGTTGATTTTGGATAGGATTTTCGATCCATTCCCTGTCTTGAATTTTCTTACCACCACGAATAACGGACTTAGTTATAATAAATTCGCCTTCGTAGTCTGAGCGATAACGCTCTTCCATGTTATACTTTACCTACTGCTACTTCTAGAACACCTGGGCCGTCACTGGCTTTCGCTTCTAGTGCTTTACCAACCACTGATCCAGGAACAAAGTTTTGAGAGTCCCATGCTTGTGCATGTCCTGTTACTTCAGATGTTACTAATAAGTCCCCACGCACAACTGGTCCTGTTACTTTACAAGGAACTCTACCTGTTAGTGCAATGTCCTGACCTTCAGTTTTTTGATTCATTTTATACCCTGGATCTGTAGAAACAATGCCTAACACTTTGTGATCAGCAACTGTGTTGCATGCTGTTAGCTCTGCATTTCCACCGATAACTACTACTGTTCCTGAATCATATATAGTATCAGTTGTATATTTTTCCGCCAGATCCGCATACTGTGCTGATGTTGATATAGCATGTAATGTGTTAAATCCTACACTTGCATTGCCAATGTTTCCAACTCCGTCAGCTTGTCCATTTTTTATGTCAGTGTGTGCAGTATATCCAAGTAATGGAAATCCACCTGCTAATGATCCGTCATGCACAACTACAGTATCTTTATCAGTGTCTACAGATAACTCACCTGCCGCTCCGGTAAATGCGTTGCTCTGTGCTGTTGTTCCTCTTCTAAGTTGTAATACTGTAGGCATTTTCTATTGTTTCCTTGTTTGTTCTATTATTTATTATTTTTACGCACCTACATAGGCTTCTGCGTCGCCTAGATCAAGTGTTA